GTGGGGGTTCGTGCCAACCGAGGCGTAGTCCCAGCAGAGGTTCTGGAGCGCGTTGAACTCGAGGTTAACGCGAACCTCGTGGTACTGGAGCGCGATAAGGGGGAGTGCAAGACCAGGGTTGCGGTTGAACCAGAACTGGAGGGGGATGTAGAGCGTGTACTCAGGCGAGCAACTGAGGACCTCGCCGAGCGCATTGGGCTCACCGCCGGCACAGGCAGAGTCGCACGACTCACCACCGTTGACAAGAAGGTTCGTTAGCTCAGGAACATTGCCAACCATCTTGGAGTAGCCGGCCTGCTTGCCCGCCTCCTGCGTGAGCTCATTCCAGATGTGGAGCCAGTTGCCATAGTGCTTGTCGATGCGCTGGCCACCGATCTCAATCTCAACGTTCTTGATAAGATTGTGGCCGACCCAGTTGAGCCAGCGGAACTGGGCACCAGAGCCGTCCGTAACAGCGTTGAGCTGTACGGAGGGGAGCGTGGCCTGGAGGTAGATGCGGTGGATTAGGTCACCGTTGCGCTGGATCGTGCACGTAACCTTCTTGCCGAAGCCAGGGGAGCCGTTGAAGGGGTTCTCAATCGACTCCATGGCGAAGTTCGTGTGGCGGCGGTAAACGACCTTGAAAAAAGTAATCTGGGGGTTACCCGTTAGGTAAACATCCTGCGCACCATAGGCTACTAACTGCATAAGGCCTCCTCCTGTCATATTGTTATACCTCTACGTCAGAAAAAATTTTGGAAAAATTAAAAAAAGTTTTTAGAAAATTCTTAAAAATCGTGCCGGGGGTATTTGAATTTTAACCAAGAACTATTCACTATTCCTTTAAATAACTTAGTACACCTTAATATCAACTTTTACTTTCTTATCATTGTATACCCATATTTCATAGTTATAGCCAGCCTTTATTGTTGCTAATGCTTTCTCCTCCACATTTCCCTTTTTCAACTGAATCGTCCATTCAGATTTAATTTCTATAATTTTATTTTCAGATTTGATAAAGAAGTCTGGAAAGTAAATATGTTTTATATCATTAATATGATAGCAAATAGTTGGTACGTTTGCTCTTCCGACTATAATATCATCTTCTAAATGTGTTTTAATTAGTTCATCTAATGCTAGATTTTCATAGCCTTGATATTTTACAGTATTACCGCTTGGCATAATATATTCTTTATATGCATACGAACTTGCTTCAGACTTTGCCTGAACATCTACATTTTGATTTGGATGTCCGCCATATTTTTGTAAACAAGTTTCCTTCCATTTGTCCTGTACCTCTTTATTTCTTTTTGGATGACCTCCATACTTTTTTTGCCATATTTCTTTGATTTTTTCTATATTTTCTTTTACCATTGCACCATTTGTAACACCATATTTTTCCATACATGTATTTCTTTGACGAACTAATTGCTCCTTATATGAACAGTCCTTACAATAAGGCATACGATGCACTCGTAACATTTCAAACCTTTTACTTGCTTTTGTACCACATTTACACATATAACATATTTGCATTCGCTGATTAAATTTTGTATAAGTTTCACAGAGTGTTGCACCTCCAGTCTTCAGAATACTTTCCAAAAGTTCAAAATTATAGGGCGATACTTTTTTACTTTCCATATATCTAGTTTAATTAAAGAACTCTTATCAATTTTCTTTAAAAGGGTCTAAACAATCCCATCCTTGAACTCCAGAATGGCCGCAAAGAATGCATTTTTTAATATTCGTCCTACACGAAGAAGTAATCCAGAAGCGCGGACAACTCTTGATGCCCTACATACTTTTCAAATTGATAAATTAAAGAACAAACATACACTAATTGCCAGTAAGCGTGATGAGATAAAACTAATAGTATCTAAAATGTCAACTATAGAGGATTCTAATAGTAATGATGCCTTAGATCTAAAAACAAAGCAAGCCGAATTAGAGGGTGAAGTAAATATGATTCAGTCAAATGACGAATTATATGACTACTTTCTTAAAACCGGCGAAATTTTATACAATTATTATGATATCCAGGATAAAATTCAAAACGGTGTGGAGGCCTCTGTAAAGCGCTCTAGTTCTAATTCCAATCCTGGAAGTATCTTGGCAGCGCTTGAGCGTGCATCAAAGGATCAAGGAGAACAACCCACTGTTCGTAAAACTCCTGGTCACGAATTACATCGAGACAAATTACTAGAAGAGTATTTACAGCGGGTAGATCCTGCGCATACACGAACATCCCATGAAATTGAGTTCGAATCCTTTGGAAATTGCCCAACCTGTGAAACCGAGATGACTTTTTCAGCCAATGAGGCAATTTTCACATGCACTACTTGCGGATATCAGGATTTTGTACTAATTGATTCAGATAAGCCAAGTTATAAGGATCCGCCAAGAGAAATTAGTTATTATGCCTATAAGCGAATTAATCATTTTAATGAGTGGCTCGCACAATTTCAGGCAAAGGAGACGACCGAAATTCCCCAAGAGGTCTATGATGCAATTCTTGGAGAACTCAAGAAGGAGCGAATTATGGATTTTCGTACACTAAAGGGATCCAAGGTTAAGGAAATTCTCAAGAAATTAAAATTCAATAAATATTACGAGCACATTCCACACATTATTAATCGTCTAAATGGGCAAACTGCACCTGTTATGAGTCGTGAAGTTGAAGAGAAGTTGCGCTACATGTTTAAGGAAATTCAGCCCTCGTTCCAGACACATTGTCCCAAGGGTCGCAGTAATTTCCTTTCGTATTCGTATGTATTATACAAATTCTGTGAATTACTTGAACTCGATGAGTATTTACCGTGTTTTCCACTTCTTAAAAACCGGGATAAGTTATATGTGCAGGATAAAATCTGGCAGAAAATTTGCTCAGATTTATCATGGGAATTTATTAAGTCGATTTAGCACCTTATACACGGGCACCAGGGAAGCCTACAAGGTTGGCACCTAGACCGAAGCCGGCTCCACTACGCGCCGCAGCGCCGTAAACAGGGGGCATCACATTGAGGTCTAAGACAAAGAAGACAACCGCAGCCGTAAGGGCAAGTGTGAAAACCTCCTTTGTTGGAAGGGCGTGCTTAGCAATGAAGACGGCGGCAATAGCAACAGCAAGACCTTCAACAAGCGAGCGTAGAACAGCGACAACTAAGAGTGAAAGCATTGACATTCTATTGTATGTATGGAGATTTTTCATAGGGCAAGTGTGTTTCCCTAACGAAATGAGGGGGCAAGGGGGACACTTGTGTCTCCCTAACGAAATGAGGGGGCAAGGGGGACACTTGTGTCTCCCTAACGCATAGGGAACCCAACAAGGTTTGCACCTAGACCAAAGCCCGCACCGCCACGGGCACTCATCCCAATGCTCGGGGAAACAACATCGAGGATGGCAAAGACAGCCGCCGCAACAAGGGCAAGACTGAGTACATCCTCAACAGGGAGCGAGCGCTTAGGGATGAAGATAGCCGCAACCGCAACGAAAAGTCCCTCAACAAGATACTTTATAACACGGTTAACAATTTCGGACATAGGATCCATTATATTTAATATGAATATTTTATGCCGGAAAGAACTCAAGTTTACTACTTAAACCGCTAGTAAAATACACTATAGATAATAATGTCTGCGCCACGTGAAGACTTTCTTACGGAAGATGTTGAAATTCCTGGGCAGAAGTACTGCCTTCTTAGTTTCCTAAGCCCTGAAAAGATCCTTGAAAACAAGGATGTATTCTTCTTCTCAAAGTTTCTAGAGACCTTTGAGTATACGCAGCGTGTAACATCGTTTGAAACCTTTCTAATGTCAACGGCCAAGTCAATCAATGACAAACTTAATGCAGAGGCTGATAAGGCGGACAATAATGATCTCAGTGGAGTTGCAATGACTCTTCGGGCGAGTCGGGTACAGGTTGATACGCTCATGGACAGTTTCCAGACACATGTTAAGAATACACAGGCCGAACTTAAGGATTCTAAACTAAAGTCGCTTTATGAGGACTTTCTTTTCACGAATCGGGAGAAACTTGAGGAATCATTTTATGTTAAGAATGAGTTCCGTACAAGTGTACGTGGACTTAAGATTCGTGGTGTGTATAGTTCAAATGAGGAGGCCGTAGCCCGTTCAAAGAAACTACAGCGCAATGATACTCTTCACAATATCTTTGTAGGTGAGGTTGGAAAGTGGCTTCCTTGGGATCCTGCCCCTGCAGATGTTGCCGACCAGGAATACGCAGAGGAGAAACTCAATACTCTCATGAAGAAGTACAAGGAGAACGAGGATGCACGTGAGGTATATGAGCGCGAGAATCGCTCAAAGATGGCAGCCTCATCAAAGCCTCGGGTTGGGCCTGCAAACAGCGTTGAGGATGCGAGTGCTCCAACCTACACAAGCATGTTTGATAACGCAGGTCCCGCAGACCTTGCAATGGCTCGTAAGATGGAGAAGAATTAACTTATGATTGAATAATGAATATCATTTAAAAATCATACGCAATTTACTGCCAGTAATTATTCGTAATTGCGGGCATTACAGGACGACACTTATTTTCTTGGCAGAACTCGCCTTCACTGCATGTTACCCCCTTGCAGTCTAAATTACGAAAGCCTTCCGGAAAGATAGATGGAAATGTGTTAACAAGCCAAGGAAGAAATGCGACAACTAGAATAAAAAATATTGCAAGTCCTAGTAATCCAAAACCACGACCAGCCATTCTGTATATTTAGTAGAAACTTATTTTGATTAAATGCCTTAGGGATAAACAGGAAGTGGATTTGATTCAACAGGCATTGATAGCGCCTGTGAAATACACATCCCATTTGCACAGCGTAATCCATCTGCACAAGGAAATAGATCAACTCCACAGCGCTTTCCTTTAGGGTTTGCCACAGTGCCACTATTTACCTTGAATCCCTCTACACTGTTATCACCAGCATTAATATATGGTAATATCCGAACATTTCTATCTATAATAAGAAGTGCAAATGCAATTAATACAAATACTGCAAGTTGATACTTCATCTACCGATATGTACTTATTTTTAGAATTTACGAACATTGATTGAAGGGCCCTTTAGTTTCCGCGCGGCATTCGGGTCATATGGGTTAAATTCATCCTCCTCCTTATCCTTGTAGTACTGAGCAGAGTGTTGCCAAAATTCGGGGGCGCCAATTCTAAAATCGGGCTGAATTGCAGCCTTGTACCAAAAGATTGTATCCTCAAGTTTGGAACTAAGTGTCGTATTATCAATTACAAGAACCTCAAAATTCTGCGTGCACTGATCCATAATTTGGCAGAAAAATTCAAAAGATGGGAAGGCCGACGCATAATTCTCGTAAATGCGCTTTCTATTGTTTAAGAAGGGCTCACGAAGAATAAAAACATAGTCAACATTTGTACGGAGCGCCGGTTGAATTCCTAAAGGATACTGCATAGTAATCAAGAAAAACACCTTTTGGTGACGACCGTTCATGAAAAGGTAGCGAATATTTTCGTCGCGTGTCCAACTATCATCGTACATACAGTCGTCAAGAATCATAAAAGAACGGGGGTCAAGTTTCGATTTCATACCCCGCTTTAAATCCTCTTGGATCTTTGCCGTTACCATTTTCTGGCGTTTCACAAAGTTTGAGAGAATAACGGGTTCGAATTTTCCATGAATAAAAAGTGGAGGAATCATTTTACCGTAGAAAGAGTTCGACTCTTCTGTTCCACTTATTACTGTTCCTAGTGGCATATCTTGATGGTGAAAAAGCAGGTCACGAACAAGGGTGGATTTTCCTGTACGACGGCGCCCAATAAAAATTACAACTGCATCCTGTGGGATACGTTTCATGTCGAATTTTTTGATACTAAAGTTTACATGTGCACTTGCCATTCCTAGTTAAGCCTATTCAAAAATTTTGCGGTTTTATACGTTAATGTGCTTCTCAATATCTTCAAGATGAACCAACTCCGGGGTGTTCAGTTACCTAACCCCAGATATAATACAGGTCCCCTATCTGCCAATCTTTTATCTGTAAATGGCTATACCAATCTCCAGACCTTTTTCCCAACTCTCACAAAAATCTTCCATCTTGGAAAATGGGATCCGAAAAATGAAATTTGGATGGACACAATGTGGAAAATTACTTCAATAGACTGCTCCGGAACAACCGGTCCATGCAAGATTAATTTACAAAATAACGATGCAAGTGGAAGCATTGTGGAAAACTGTGAAGCCTTCTTGAAGGCTATTCACCTACTTGACCCAATTCAGTGGATTCAGGGAGAATACACACTTCCGAAGAAAAATGGCCTTCCATGGCACCCAAAGGGCTTGCAAAAGACTCAGAATAAGTTGCAGGACCCGGAAAATCAGGCATATATTGATACGCTTTGCTCATACATTGTTGGTCGTATAAGGGAGCAGGATTTAAGCCCACATTTCAATAATTTCTATGGGGCATTTTGCGCACAGGCATCCAAGTATCGCTACAATTTAACCGACGACTTTAAGTCATATAAACACGAATCATGGTTATGGAAAGGACTTAAAAAAGAGCGCTTCGCCTTTAAGGTAATAAATAGGGAAAATCCTGATGAGCCTATTAAACCTGAAGTATTGGAAGAGTTACTAAAAGAGTATAATGACAGTGACTCTGTAAAGTCAATTGTTATTAATGATGTAAATGTTGACACATATGAAGAGTGTTCTATACATTCTGATAATATGAGTGATGTATGTTTTGAAGAAAAGGGTTCACAAGACTCAGAATCAGAGAGTGATGAAGGCGAGCCTGAACACATGATATATGCAGAAATTCCTGACTATCCTGTTATGATTATTATTACGGAAAAGAATACCAATACAATGGACATGCTATTCGATAATTTTGGGAAAGTCGGTGCAATGCCTGGAAGTAATGAATGGAATAATAGGTGGACTGCGTGGTTATTCCAGATTGTTGCTGCCCTATGTGTTTTACAGGGAATGATAGGATTTACACACAATGATTTACACAGTAATAATATTGTATGGAGTTCCACACAGGAAGAATATATTATTTACAAGACGCGCTCAGGAATGCATTTTAAGGTTCCTACATACGGAAAAATATTCAGAATTATTGATTTTGGCCGCGCTATATTTCGGTTTAATGGACAGCGCTTTATCAGTGATGATTTTAAGAAGGGGAATGATGCGGATGGGCAGTATGTATTTAGCCCGCTAGTGCAGAAATTTACAAAGGAGATTCCTCCAAATCCTTCTTTTGATTTAGCCCGCCTTTCTGTAAGTATTATTGATGGTATCTTTCCTAAGAAACCTTCAACAAAGCCTGGCGCAGACATTTTAAGTAGTGAGCCTGGACTCATTGTGCATGAAACCGTTTCCGAATTATATAATTTACTCTGGACTTGGATGATTGATGATGAAGGAAAAAATATTTTTACGTGCCCAAATGGGAATGAGCGATTTCCTGATTTTGACTTGTACAAACACATAGCAGAATTTGTACATGGCGCAGTACCATCGAAGCAGTTTTTTACGCCTGCATTTCAGGCATTTAGGGTTGAAGAGGAGGTTTTTATTGGAAAGGTGTATTCATTATTTTGTTAGAATGCTTTGTTTAGCATAAGGAAGTATACACCACCGCCAATAGCACCTACTAATACAACTGCACCTACAACATAAACTGCCGTACTTGTACCAGAATCTTCTGGGGGTGGGGCTGATACTTGTGTTGTCTGTATTTGTGTGGTCTGTGGTACTTGTGATGCTTCTGCTACAGACTGTCTTGCTTGTGCCATTTGTGCAGCCTGTTGTGCCTGTGTAGCAATAAATGATGTAGGCAACCCTGCATAACTAGATGCAGGAGTATAACCAGTACCTGCAGCTGCTGCAACATATGCAGGTGGTGCTTGTGTAGTTGCCATAGGAACACTTGCAGGAGAATTTATTTGATATCCTTGTGAGTCAACCATATTATTCACATTTACAAAACTATCGCACTGTTTAAAAATTACAAGTAATACTGAGCATATCATTAGAAGAGAAAATGCTTGTGTATAAAATTTTACTTTCTCATCCATTCTACTTTATATGTATTTAAATTTTCTTTGTTTTAGAAATCTATATATAAAATAACCTGATACACTAAGCATTGTTAGCCCTGCTAGACCCATATATAGACTATTATTATTAGTAAATATAGGGGTTCCATCACTATTGTGTAATTTATATATATCTATAGTTCCTGCATTTTGGAAGTCTTCAACTACCTGCGAATATGTTTCATATACAATATTTTGGAATTTGAAACTATTAATCGCAGGTAGTAAATTCAGTATATTTGAATCTGCCTTATACCGGTACAGGATATTTTGATATAGACTTGAAGACTTATCTAAATTTGAAAATCCTACAAGAATATCAAGTGTATTATATATAAATCTATCAATAATATTTTTATCAGATTGTTTTTGTATTGGTAATTCACTAGAATTAAATTTGATTGCATTTGTATAAAATATGTATGTTCCTACATTTGTTGTATTTGGGAACGGTACTATTGTATTATTATTTCTAAATGTTGTAATTGGATCCCAAACCGCATTTCCTGTTGAAGTATCAATAATAGATATTACTACTCCTTCTGGAACCATTCCAAGTATAGATTCATATTGAGCAGGCGTTACTGTTGGATCAAAAATTCCGCTTGGAGAATTTTGTTGTATTAATGTATTTATATCAGATAATTTACAAACAACTTTTATACCAACAGGAACAGATGAATTTGCTTCGACATTCTTTGATGGAGGTGGTTTAGCAATATCTCCTATACGTGCAGATATATACTTAAAATTATTTGGACTTTGAACTAGACTTGTAACTGCATTATAAATACGTTGTATCTTATCTTGTATTCTTATTCCAGAAAATCCATTAATTTGAGTTTGAAGTGTTATAAAATTTGCTGGAAGAGTGGCTGTTGTAAATGATGGCCATGACTTTGGTGCAGGGGTATTTGTTGAT